TGAACAACCCTGTAGATGAAACCAAAGGTCCCTTCAGGGAATGAGGAGAGTGTCTCCATATGTTCATTATTGTAAGTCCACATGTTTTATAAGTTAAATATTATTATGCTACTACCCAAGCCGGAACATAATAATCAATTCCACCAATATTAATTGTAATCCAACCTACAGCATTCAAACTTAGACTATTATCATTCGGAGCTGTAGCAAATCCACCTGCTATAGTTGAAATAAAACTACCAACTCCCTTACCGGCAACACCCGAAGTACCTGAAGTACCCGAAGTACCTGGTGAACCTGTTGCTCCAGAAGTACCTGAAGTCCCGTTTGCTCCTGAAAGACCTGATGTACCTGAAGTACCAGCAGGACCAGCTGGACCTGCTGGACCCGGTGAACCAACCCCACCTGAAGAACCCGAAGAACCCGAAGTGCCTGAAGAACCATTTATACCTGAAAGACCAGATGAGCCTGAAGTACCTGAAGTACCTGAAGTACCAGCAGGACCTGCTGGGCCTGCAGGACCAGGTGAACCAACTCCACCCGAAGAACCCGAAGAACCAGAAGTACCTGAAGTGCCATTTATTCCGGAAAGACCAGATGAACCTGAAGTACCTGAAGTACCTGAAGTACCAGCAGGACCTACGGGGCCTGTAGGACCCGGTGAACCAGTACCACCTGAAGTACCCGAAGTACCATTTATGCCTGATAAACCTGAACTACCTGAAGTTCCACTTGTTCCTGAAGTTCCATTTGTTCCTTGTGGGCCTTGTGGACCTACTGGGCCTATAGCACCTGATGTTCCTGAAGTACCATTTATGCCTGAGAGACCGGATGAGCCACTTGTTCCTGAAGTTCCATTTGTTCCTTGTGGGCCTTGTGGACCTACCGGCCCTATAGCACCTGATGTTCCCGAAGTGCCATTTATACCTGAAAGTCCGGATGAACCACTTGTACCTGATGAACCTCCTGTTCCTTGAGGACCTTGTGATCCAACTGCTCCTGAAGTACCTGAAGTGCCATTTATACCTGAAAGTCCGGATGAACCACTTGTACCTGATGAACCTCCTGTTCCTTGAGGACCCTGGGGTCCAATTGCTCCCGAAGTACCTGAAGAACCATTTATACCTGATAAACCCGAAGATCCACTTGTACCCGAAGTTCCATTTGTTCCTTGAGGACCTTGTGGACCTACCGGCCCTATAGCACCTGATGTCCCCGAAGAACCATTTATACCTGATAAACCCGAAGAACCACTTGTACCTGATGAACCTCCTGTTCCTTGGGGACCTTGAGGTCCAACTGCTCCCGAAGTACCTGAAGAACCATTTATACCTGAGAGACCTGATGTGCCTGAGGTACCCCCTGTTCCTTGAGGGCCTTGAGGTCCAACTGCTCCCGAAGTACCTGAAGAACCATTTATACCTGAAAGACCAGAACTACCACTTGTTCCTGAAGAACCCGAAGTACCAGATGTACCTGAAGTACCAGATGTACCTGAAGTACCAGATGTACCTGATGTAAAAGCACTATTAGCAAATATTTGATTTGTAACATTATCTTTAGCTAATACAGTATAAGATCCAGTACTATTAATAGTAGCTACGTTAGCAAAAAATGAACCCGTAATACCTAAACTCCCGCTTACTAGAATATCATATGCAGCTGCCCCAGTAAAAGCATCAACAGATTGAGAAACGTGCCATGAATTAATAATATAATTTTGAATTATAGCATCTGAACCACTTGTAAATATATTTTTTAATTTTAAAGCCATTTCTCTAAATAAATCTGTTTGTTATAAATATTAATAAAATTATTTATCTATATTAACTAATATTGTAGTATCAGTAGTTGGTGAAGTAGGTAATGGTTGAGCTAGTTTTCCAATTGCTAAAAGATTTTGAGCCTCATCGTATAATCCTACAGTAGTAACATAAGGTGAAAAATAAGAACCTGTTACATTATTAGCTAAAGTTCCATCTCCTCTTTGATAAAATGAACTTGAATTTACTGTTAATAAAGAACCACTTGTTTGTGCTGATGGGTTTAGTGTAGCATTAAACTCACTTTCTCTTAAAGTACACTTGTATTGTGTCTCGTATATAGTATAAGAACTTGAAAAGGATAAGGTCATGTTATTATTAACTACATCTGAAGCTGAGGGTAACACACCAAAACCACCTCCATATTCACCAGTCCCATAAAATGAAATTCCATACCCCTCATTAAAATAAGAAGCAAAATTAGTGTAAATAATCATACCTTGTGGGTAAATAACATTACCTACATTAACAGTAGTACTATCAATTACTAAATTTCCTTCACCATCATCTACTAAAATTATAGAATATGAAGCAGCGTTATTTATAAAATCTACAGTCATTTTAAGTGAAGTAGGTTGAATATAATCTCCAAATAATTTAGAAGGAATTGAAATCACACCAACCTCAGCCCCACTTGCAGTAGGCCAAAATCTAGTAGGTACTAAGGTACTTTGTAAAAAATTATCATATAATGGGCTTTCAATCTTACCTATTAATACATTACCACTTAAATCAAACCCAGGAACTAGTACTGGCTGTGCCACATTATCTCCTGTACTAGAGGATAAAAAATTAGTATAATAAAGTTGTTTAGCTGAGTTGTAAACTAAAGTTTGGTTATATTGTGTAAAATCTGCTAAATAAGCAGGCACACTTCCTGATAAACTACTAGTTAGTTGTCCTGTTAAAGATGAAGTAGTATAATAATCTCCATTAATACCTAAAAACCGGTTAATACCAACAGCTTCATTATCTATAATTTCACCACTAACACTACTAGTGTACCCCAAATAAGCAAATTGTCCACTTGAGGTACCAGGAGTAAAAGTAAAACCTTTGTTAACCACAAACGGGTTAACAATTATATCAGAAGCTAAAAATTGTTTCCAAGCACCCATCCATTAGAAGTCTAGCTTAACGCGGATTAAGGCTTCTTTAGTAAAGTCTTTAACTAATGGTTTAGAAAGTTTAGCCACAGCTAACAACTCGTTTGCATCATTGTACATACCTACTGTTGTAATATATACTTGAGGGTTGTTGATAGAGGTAGAATAAAGTACTTCCCCGGTTGAACCTGTTATAAATGATGGATTAGTAGTGTAGTTAAATTCAGCGTTTTGAGGTCTTACAAATACAAAATCTGAAGTAACGTTTTCTTGAGAATTTAATTCAAATGAATCACCTCTAGAAATTGCTGTAAAAATTTGTTTGTTATTAAATTCTTGAGATGCACTAATTTGATTTCCAAAAGAACCACTATAAGATAAAGCTATACCCCCATCACCTTGTGTTAAAGCTAAAGCTTGGGCATTTAATAAAATAGCTCCCATATCGGGTACAAACCAACCATATGAACCTGACCTAGTAAACCCAGCTTGAGATGCTCCTGAAACAGTAGTTGTAGTAGCACTACCATTAGATCCCGAAACTAGTTGATAAACTCTAGTACCATTAATATAGGGTACAACTGAAATATTATTGCTATTATCTGTTAAATTAATTCGAATATTACCCGACCCAGATAAAGTTAGATTAAGTGAACCGGGAAATAAGGATTGCTTGTAATTTGCTCTTTCAACAGCTACAATAAAGAAATCAGATTGGGTTACGTCGCCAAATAAAAAGCTAGCGTTTTCGTCCTCTAATATGAGATTTCTCCATTGACCATATAAAGTAGAAGATGGAGAATATTGGGGAATTAGTGAGTTATAGGGTTGTGAACCTGAACCTAATTGGTTGGCGTATCCTAAATAAAATTGGATAGCAGCAGTACTATCGGTAGAAGCAGTTTGGTAAACTGCTAATACATAATCTCCTTGTGAACTGTTTTCTTGAGTTGAACTAGTAAAAAAATTAGTTAAATCATACACATTATTAGTCCAACAAGGTGCTGTAACAGAATCAGCTGATACTAAAAAATCTGAAGGGGTGAATCTTTTAAATGACATATCTATTAATTAGCTGAAGTTTTAGTAATCGTTACTGGAATAGTTAATCTAGCACCTGAATCTCTACCTACTACTGTTAGAGTAGCTTGTAAGAAACTATTTGAACCAAATAATGTATTTACTGTAGTTGCTGTTAGGTTAATTGTAGTACCCACTACAGTTTTAGAAACGTTTGTTCCGATTGTAGTAGTTGAATTAAGAGCGGCAGCATCGGGGGTGTTAATACCTACACCATTGAATGTACTTAATGTTCTAACATCTGAAATGGTGGCAGTGTAACCAGAAGATTCGAATGTTGTATTACCTCCTAAATAGTTTAATGTTTGAGGAGTAATAGCGAGTGAAGCACCCTGTTTAAGCGTAATAGCAGAGTATCCTAAATCTAGTACTGGCATCTTAGAAGTTCCACGAGGTAATGTAGTTAGTACATACTTCATCTCTTGCGTTACAAGAGGAAATGCTTCTAGAAGAGGCATGTTTTCAATTGCTTGACCATAGAAAGCTGAACCAGAAGGGTTGGTTGGATTATAAAGTGTATAATCGATTTCATCATCCGATAAGGCAAACTGAGTAATTCTAAATGAACCATCGTTTTTAGCAAGTAACTCTCTGCCCTTATCTGTTAAGATAGCATCTACTGTTACTACTGAATTATTTAAGTATCCCATTGTTTAAATACGTATTTTGTTATAAATATGTTAAGTTTTTAAGTTTTATTGATTTTTGGGATTAGTCCCGTATTCTTGTGTTATATAAGTAAACTCTTGAGTAATAAGTGGAGTTGGGGTAGAAGTTACTAAACCTCCTTTACCCAGCCCACTTAAAGTTGCATTTTTTACTCTCATATAATTACCTGAAACAGATTGCCATATAAGTAAACCTGCATATTCCTTAGTACCTGTTGGAGAAAGAATATCCCCGGCACCAAACACCGAAGATGAAAAATTTATGTTTGTAGATGCATCTAAAGATGCGGTTAGAAGTGCACTAGTTCCTGATCCTTTATTTATTGAAATAATTTCATATACTCCTTGTTGACTTAATTTTGAAGATCCTGTTATAGGTTGTAAAGCGCCTGATGCTACACTTCCTAAATTATAATACATACTAACATACCACTCACCACCTTCAGCTAATGAAGAAGAAATAGTTTTAAAAGTATTTAAAGACCCAGTTTGTCTAGTGGGGAACTCAAATCCTTGTGAATTAATACTACCTAAACCTGGGGGACTAATAAAAGGAGAACCTCCAAGAGCTATAGTAGTGTCTATAATATATAATTCATTAGGATTAGATGAAGTTATTAGAGCACCCCCAAAAAGTAACCCAGCACTACTACCACTAGGTATATAATAATTAGATACTGAAGGGGTAGTCCATCCATAATCTGCTACTTCAGCACCAACAGTTGTAGTAACTGCTGTAGTGTATTGATTAAATACAGGATAAGAACCAATAGGATAAGCTTGTGCTGATGCAGTTAAAAATCCACTTTGTTGAGGTGGGTATATAGATACAGCGTCTTTATTAGCTCCAACTAATAATAAATCATTTAAAGCTAAAATTCCTCCATTAATGATTTGTGGGTAAGTTCCACCACCCCAATCAAACTGTAAAATAGTAGTATCCAATCTATTAACTGAAGGATATCCTAAAGTAGTAAGTCCTAAATTATCGTTTTGATAGGTTTGAACAATTGAAGAGGTAATTGTAAGAGGACTATTAAAGTTATCTGTTGTATTTTTACTACCCCAATATCTTAAACCAGAAAACTGATATGAAGTATAGTTTGAATCTTGAATAGCTGCTGGGTAAGCTGTGCCTGAAATAATTTGCTGGAAATTAACAGGTACAGTTTGCGCGGTAGCATAATCTACTTGTTGGTACCATTGACTTAATCTATCTAATTCCGAGTTATTAATTAATGGGTTACAACTACTATTATAAAAACCAATAGGGACAAATGGCTCTAAAATAGTTTGTGTGTTAGAATCTGCCGAAATTACAATTGGGGCTGGGGTTGGTTCTAAACCTACTGATGTGCTTGTTATAGCAAATTCATAACCATCAGATTGAATTACTTCTAAAAGATAATAATTAACACGTTCACTAATACTTACTACATTTAGTTTAATAAAATTTTCATTATTATTAGTTAAACTAATAAAAGTACCACTACTCCATCCGGTAGGGCTTACTATACTATCATCAATAATAATAGACGGAATAATAATCTCCCTAGAATTTGGAATAAAATTTCCTAAATTTACACCATTATTTGTAGTTTTAGATAGTTTTATATATCTAATCTTATAAGTATCTATATAATTTGGGGGGGATGTTTCCCTATCAACTATCCTATCAGAATTCCACCAAATATTCATCCCTCCTGGGGCTACGGGAACACCCGAAAAAGGATTATCACTAAGAAATAAATTTAGATTTATCTGTTGTTGTGGAAAGAAAAATTGTCCAAAGTCATTATTAGTAGAATGTTGGATATCATAATTAAAAACAGTTGTATCTACTACTTTAAAAGGTGCACACTCAGGATTTAATTCTCCGTTTGTTACTACAAATTCGGATCCGCTAAATTCACCATTAAAGAATTCAACTGCATCAGATTGTGTAAATGGAGCAGCACCAAAAGGTGTAATATTAAATCCTGACCAAGTTTGGGATGTTGTTTCTTGGAAATCGATTAACCCGGTGCCAATTAAAGCATCAGTTAATGTAATTTTAACATCAGTAGTACCCCCAATAAGAGATGTAGGAATATTAATAATATCACCGGGTTTAAAAAATGGATTTTCTGTAGTAGGACTCCAAACAATTACAGAGTTAAGTGCTCCACCAGATTGCCCAACTCTTAATAAAACTTCATTTCCATTTTGGTTGGATACTGTTATAAAAAGACTACCACCAAAACCTAAATCTGATGAGTTTTGAGTTATATAAGATACTAATGAAGTATTAAGAACTAAAAAATAACCTGTTGAAATAGTTACTAGGGGAGTTGAACCACCTGGACCCCCTTCAATAAAGGCAGTATTAATTGAACCCGAATAATCGTTTAAAGATTGTGTTACCTCTGGTTGTGGGTATTTATTTCTTTCAAGTAAATGCTGTTTAATAACTACACCTGAAGCTAAAGATGCTCTAGCAGGAGTAAAGTCCTTGATCATCTTAAACAGCGAATTATCAAAATATTTAATTAAGTTTACATACTCAAAAATATTATAATTACTTGTGTACTTTTTAAAGTACTCATTTCTTAAAGCATCTAAATCAGGGTATGAAGTATCTTGATTAAAACGTTGTCTTGGATCACCAATAAATTCTCCCATATTGAAGAAACCAAGCTGATCCATAATATCATCGTTGATCTCGTTTTGTGGAGAAAATGCTATTTCAGTATATGCTAAATTTTCTGTATAGGTACTACCACCTGGAGGTTGTTGTTGGATTGAACGATATTGAGATAATACGTTAGTACCTAAATTATTAGTATTAGAGGTATTACCAAGGGCTATAGTAGTGTCTCCAATTTGTATTTTATTAGATACAATATTTTTAATACCTGCTGCGGGTTGATCTAAATAAACTGTTTCAACATTAGATGTAAATACACTACTTCCTGTAGTAAAATTACTATCTGAGGTAAATGAAGAGGTAGTAGGAAAAAAACCTGTTACCTTAGGGTGAATTGAAACAGAACCTGTAAATAATTCACCACCTAAAGAAGCTCTAAACGCTAGTTGATCAGGAGCAGAATTAAGAGAATTTCCCTCAATTGAATCAGGGTTCATAGTGTAGTCTTCAAAAGCACTAGAACTTAATCCTACCGTATAATATCTAATTTCTTGGTATGAACCTGAGAATGTATTATATCTTTTACCTGATATATTAATAAAGCTTCCGGTAGCCCCAAAAGATGAGGTTAAACTCCCCGTCCAGTTTGCAGGGTTGGTCCCAACTATTGAGGAAGAAGCTATAAACCCAATAGAGGTACCATCATCTCCATTATAGATATTATCAGCAGCATACAAAGTAAAATTATTACTATTGCGAGTAACCATTACTGACCACCAATCTCCGTTAAAAAACGGCAGATAAACGCTTGCTGATGTGCTTGCACCGTCTGTTATGAATTTTAAATTAGCGTACTGATAATATGGATTTACAGTTGAACCAGAATAAGAACCTGTAGCAAACCCTGACCCTGTATATTCTAAAACTAAAGCAACATTACTACCATTATCTAAAGACCAAAGACTTTGTGAAGGATTAGATACTGCTAAATTAACAGCTCCGGTTGAACCTGAAGAAGGTAGTTTAAATCTAAATTGTAAAGTATTAGGTACATTATTAGCTGATCCCCAATTTGAATTTAAAGCCCATTTAGTTGAAACTGATGGATTATTTACTGTATCTAGCTTATAATTATATCTTTGTTTGTAATAATCCCAATCGTTTGATTCGTCTTTATCTTTACCTCCAAATTCTGCTACTCTTAAAATAGTGCTTGGAATACCATAAGTAGTAATTAAGTTTTGTAAACCTGTAGTTGTACCTTTTTTCTTTAAAAGAAGAGGCAAGTTGTGGTATAGTCTTTTATAAAAAGAATATTCAACATCCTCTAAAGGTACTATAGTATTAGATGCTGATACTTTAGTATCAATATACTCGTATCCAGAGGGTACTGGATATGATCCTGTAATATTGGGGAAAGGAAAAGTATTACCATCTGATGTTACTCCTAAAAAGGCTAAATATAAATCGTCTGAAGAAAAATTATTTTGGTAAATTTTTAATCCTAGATCCCTTAAAATCTCAGCTACTAAATCTTTAGAAACACCATAATTTAAACGGTTGTCGGCATTCCATTTATTAGTTACGTCTTGATAATAAATCCAAATATTATCAAACATTTCACCCAGCATTTCAATAAATAATAAATATTCATCATTAGCTGTATCATCTCTTAAGTATTGAGGTATAGAGTTAACTAAAGCATTATTATTGTTTTCGTCAAATTCTATTGCTATAGCACTTTGAGTTACAAAAAAATTATACCCTACCCCAGGATTAGCTGTAGAAGCATTTGTATAGGGGTAGGTTGAGTTTGTTTTAGGCCAAGATCTAGAACCTGAATCATAATATAAGAAATAATCATAACCATCAAAAGTAGTTATAATTTCATTAATTTTAGCTTGCCAAATATTTGAACTAGTTGTAGAATATGAATTGGGACTATTATTAGAATAACTAGCACTATAGGTATATTCTTCAATTAATTGAAGTTTATAGTAAAAGTTTTCTAAACGAGTCTCAGCTGAGGAAAAATATATAAAATTATTATAATCAGAATAATCAACATTTATCTCAATTCCACGTTCTGCTAAAATACTATTAATTTGGTAATTTAAACTAGAGGAAGTACCAGCATCATAAGAGGAAGTACTAGATAGGGTTGAATAATTTACATAATCTGTAGAATTATTTATTTGATCTTTTATCCCTAAATTATAATTAGGTCCTCTTAAGTAGATATTTTCATCTATTAACTCAAAAGTTTGAGTAATATTAATATTATATGCTACAGGATTAGCTACCTGAGTTGTAACCCAACATTCATCCTTTAGGGAAAATTCAACTGGTAGGGGTTCATATAATTTAATAAGTACTGTAGGATCTTCTGGGTTAGAAGTATCCAATAGTATATTATTAGCTATTACAAGTTGGTTGTCTCCAAAATTTAAGAAAAAATCAAAATAAACTCCTTCACTACTTTGAATTTGATCACTTAATGAATTAGCTCCACTTATTAAATCTAAATTAGAGATTTGAGTGGTATTGAGCCTTATCTCAGTTCTATCAGAACTAATTTGATCAATATAAAGTCGTTGAAAGTATGAACTAGAAAGTTCATTATTTAAAAAATTATAAACAACATTGTATTGACCTTCTTCAAACCCTACAGCCTCAATATCAGCTTCGGGAGTTAAAACTACTTGACCATTAATTATAGAATATCCTCTAAAATTAATTTCATTAGAAAATACAACAGTATTGTTAAAATCGTATATGTAATAGGCAACATAGTTTTTTAAAGGATCAAAAGTAGGCTCAACTGTAAAATTTACAATGAGGTTATCATCCTGAGTTGAATATTCTTGATATTCAAACGTAACTGGATCTATAGGGTTTAATGTTACTATTTTAGCCATTAATCAATGGGGTTATTGAACCTAATAATTGTTGTTGCAAATCTAAATTTTCTTGTCTTAACTCAGTAACTTCATCTATTAGGGCTTGTAATTCATCGTTTACAACAGATGAAGCACCAATATATTCTGTACTAGTTTTAATAAGGTACTCATGAGAGTTTGTTTCTCCAAATTTAGGTATATCAAAAAATAATTGATTATAATAATCAAAAAATTCACTTACAGTTGGGAGAGCCGAACCTGTAGCTTGTGATGCAGGTTGAACAAGTTGAGTAAATGTAGTATCAATTACCTTTTGGTATTGATTCTTATCATATACTTGTTTAGTTAATACTATTTGCTCTGCCATTATCCATTAATGACTTTAAAGTTATAATTACTATCAAACACTAATGTACTACCTTCAACAGTAGTTTTTAGTAATATAGTATAATATCTTTCGGGTTGTAAACCATTCATATAAACCTCAAAATAGCTACTTGTAGTATCAGCACTAATTTGGGTATAAACTGGGTCAAAATCTATAACATACTCGTTTGTATCTAAATCCTTAATAGCATAGCAAGAAGAACCTGAAGGTAAATAATAGTTTGTAGTATAAATTGAGGCTGTTTGAAATATAATGGCGGGAAATTGTGGTCTGCAATCTACTCTAAACTGTTGAACACTTTGGCTATAAAAGAAACCATCATTATTGATAATAGAGGCGTATAGTTGAGAAGTAGCAATAGTTGGGATTGCAGAAGATGTTACATAACTAAAATCCTTCCATTTAATCTCTAGTACTGGTGGGTATATTGTATGGGTATCTACTGAATAGTATTGAAGTACAGGTTGTACTGCTTTTGTTTGATTAAATTCAATAGCATCTTCCCATTTAACTATAAACCCATCATTGGCAAATGAACCGCTTCTCCAACTATTTACAAAATTTGTAACATTTACATTTAAATCCTTATCAGAACGATACGTAAAAGTTTGACTAGCAGAAGGTGAAATATACCAGTTACCACCCCCAATATTTGATCCTGAATATGAAGCTGTAACCCCAGCCGTAAATCCGCTACCAGTCCAAGCAATTCCATTAGCATAAGTTCTCCACTGCCAACTTACGCCATCTGTAGAAATAGGTTGATCAAGATACTTACCAGTACCCATATCCCAAGAACCTGAAACTGCGTGTACTTTTAAAGTATAGTCTGTATTAATACTTTGGGCGGTAGCTATAAAACATTTAAAAGTAGCATTCCAAACAGAATTACTTACATAAGTATTAAATACACTATTAATTTCGTCTTGATCAAACTTTATTAAATATCTAGCAACCTGAGCATTAGTATTAACTGCAAAATTTAAATTAGATGTATCTAATATTTCATCCAATCCCGTATTCATCTGTGGAAACAGAGAATACATTGTAGCATCTTTTTCTGGAAAAATTTTATATACTGCCATTATCTTATAGTGTTACTACTCTACCCTGAATATCAGTATTGAGATCTTTTACTTCAAAAATCATAGGATCGATTGAAGGATAAACTACTTCACTAACTGTAGCTCCCCCTATATCATAAGCATATTGTGAATACCCCAAAGCTGTTCCTACTTTATTTGATATAGTTACTATTTTAACAGTTTGAACTCCTTCAATCCCGTCTAAAAGAATGTATAAATCTCTTAAAATAATAGGTTCGTTAATTTGCCAGTTTTTAATAGCAAAAAAGTCTTGTAAAGCTAAAATACATTTAGTAAGTACTTCATTTGAATTAAAGTTAGGTAGTACAATTATATCAAAATTAATTCCAATATTAACTATAAACGCATCTTTAATACTAATAGAATCGTTTACCATTCTATATTGTGAAAGATAGGTAGATAAATTTTGTTTAAGAGCTAATGAAGCAGTTCTTAATTTAGAGTTATTATCAAAAGAAAGAATATATAAATCAAGTATAGAAGCAGCTGCTCCTGAGGCTACTGATTGTGCTTTAGTAGGTTCAATATATGCTTTAGCTATAACCCCATATTTAGCAGGTAAAGAAAGTGCTCTAACTAAATAATCATCTTGAGTTACGTTACGCAATTGAGTAGCAAAGTTTGCTGAGGCGTTTTGTCTAAGTTCTTCGGTTGAATCACCATCTCCACCACCATCTGCTGCTTCTAAATTATTAACACCTAAAGTTCCAAATATATAATTAGCTGTATTAGCGGTTAAATTAGAATTTAAAAATTGAATGTTACCACTTGTAATTGAGGTAATTGTGTTAGCAGGAACATTAGCTCCTACTCCACCACCAGTTAAATATCTTACTATTAAAGTAGTATTAGAGGGGGCAATTCCGTAATTTCTGGTAAAAGTAAAATTAGAGGGTGAAAAAGCTGTTGTAAGCTTATCTACCTCAAATGGCAAACCTAAACCAACGTTATCTGGGTTAGGTAGAATTTCTTCATCTGTATCATTGGCTGTACCTGCTCCAAATTGTAATTGAAGGGTGGTGCTATCTAGAAAACGAGAAACAAATCGCCTTTGAACTTGTTTTAATTGTAGAAGATAAGGAGTATCACCTTGATATTGTGATAAATTAGGATCATTTACGTTAGTATTCTTAATAGAATCAAATACTGTATCTTGAGCCAAATAATCTACTTCATACCAGGTATCTCCTGTATTATTATCTTTTATATCTAAAATGCCTATAATATTAGGAGAAGAAATTTCAACCGTAGCAAATTGCTGGGGGGTGCCAAATGAAAATGTTGTAGTATTAATAGTAGAAGATATAGCCTTGCGGGTTTTCTTTAATAAAAAGAATGTAGGTCGACCCCCTGCTGCTTCATAAACTGTTACTTCTGTAGGATCTCCTGAAGAAGAAACACTAAAGTCTACTGGGTCTTGGATTATAAAAGAAACACTTCCTGAAGCAGTAGAAGTTACAGTTGTATTAGCCGGAATAAATAAAGAATAATTAAAATCAGGGGCATATGGGAAAACCCCTACAGCGGGTACTTGTTGATAAAAATCAGCATTAACAGTAGCTACTTGAGTTACATTTGGTTTATAACTAAACATATAAGCCAACTCATACAAATTATTAGTTTGGCGGGCATACTGTAGGTATGTTTCTTGGATTTGGTTATCCAAATAGAAAGACATAACATCACCTACATAAGCTGCCATTTCCATAAACATCATACCTGGAGATGATGGTGAAAAGTCATTATAGGTTGTAGGAAAATATGTGCGAGCATAGTTAATTAAACTTGCCCTTAATTCAGTAAAGTCCTTATTTAAATATTGTATATTGCGTCTTACTGCCATTAGTCAAAAGTTATTTGTATTTCATCTGATATAACTGTATCCTGTATCGTATATTTAAGAACTACAGTTATAGAATTATATTCTGGATTTTGAAGGATTTCTAATCGACTGACTACAACACTAGGAAAGTATTGGTTAAGTTGGAATTGAATTCTTTCTTTAAGACCATCTAAATTACCTGTTGTTATTTGCTCAAAAACAAAACTTCTTAACCCAGCCCCAAAAGAAGGAACTAGATATCTCTCAGTAGGATTAGTTAAAAAAAAGTTTAATAAGTTATTTCTAACTGCATCTTTTGTAGTATATGTAGAATAAAATACCCCAGGAGCATCAAAAGGTATAGCAACCCCAACAGCCGTTCCTGGCTTAGTATCAATTGGAAATATCTTTTGTGCTCCGAATGCCATTTTATTTCTTGCCCATTAAGCCCATAATCATATCTAAACCAACATTACCCTCAGGTAATTTTGACCCATCTCCTGAAGTATTCATACCAGGGGTTATTTGTAGAGTATTAGCTGCTAGATTTTGAGTAGTGAAGTTAAGAGTATCTTGTCCTCTTTTCATATCTCCCATAATACTTTCCATCATTGCTCTTTTTTCGGTAGCTGATTTTTGTGATGTTGGTGTTGTATTAGTAACTCCCGTTCCTCCAACTCCAATGAGAGTTCCTTGATAAGTTTCCTGAATTGGTAATTTAGGAGCGCGGACTGCTTCTAAAAGGATATCTTTTAGTTCCTCTTGGATAGCTTCTCTAACGGCTTCTTTAATAAATGATTTTAATTCGCTGGGTTTCATCTGTTATAAATATTGAAATTAAAAGGGTTTTAAATTATCTCTGTCAATTATTAGCTTAAGTTCATCGATTAATGTTTGTCTATTTATTGTAAACGATAAAGGAGTTTCTAATAGTGGAATACCCCCTTGATTTAAAGCTATAGCTTTTAAACGATTGACAGTAGGGCTAAAAGGTACTTCTTCTATTTGAAAACTAAATCCTTTATAAGATCTACTACTTGCATCTAATTGGGCTTGAGCATCTGATAGAGTTTGATTATTAGCAATTTGTACTATAATATCTGATAAAGAATCTAAAGTAGAATTAGGACCACTAGTTCCTGAAGTGCCACTTCCTGATGTATCTGAAGTGCCTGAGGTACCTACATCTGAAATATCTGAAGAACTACATAATTTAATTAGACCATCTAATTGACTTAAAGAGTTAACTATTTTGTTAATAATAGAAGTAACTATAGCTACTGGGATTGAGGCTGCATTAATGCTGCTCAAGTTTTTTTCCAATCGAGGACCACCAGTATCATTAAATAAAATTAAATCATCAATAGTTTCTAAATCATTTAATAAAGCAGGAATAACACCAGGTATAACTGGAACTACTCTAGCACCAGCAGAGATTACTAATTTAGCTGTATTAACTATAGATAATAAAGTTTTTAAATTATTAGTTATATCTTTTTGATCATTAATATTAGAATTTAGAGTATCTAATTTAGTTCCAATTGAATTAAGTTGACCTACTATATTATTTCTAGTATCTATTAGTCTTTGTAATTGATCAGGTGCTGGGCAAAATTGTTGCTTTAGTGTATCTATTTGTTCTGGAGTAGTAGCTGCTGCTTTTGCTATTTCAAATTCTCCAATAGCATATTCTTGAGCTAAAGATGTTAGTTTAGGTAAAATAATTTTTATAGTTTTTTTACCAAGATTTAAGATACTTTGCCCAACTTTAGTTTTACCTTTAAGTTTTAGTTCCTCTGGGATATTTTGTTCAACTATAGTAGAATCAACTTGCTGTAATTGAGTATTTTCTTGAGCTTGTTGCCTAGCAGCTGCTTTTTCTTGTCTAATTAAATTTAATTCTAAAGGCCCCATTATACAGTTTTTACAGAATTAGACATTAAACCATTTAACTGAATTAATAGATTAGTAATAGTAAGATTAGTTAATGATGCTTGGATATTAGTAGGGGCTAATGGAACACCTGGGGGAACACCTACCTGGAGTGATAATATGTTAGTTAACGTCGCTAATTCTTGTAGTAGCGTCTGTAGTAGATTTACGGTAGACTGACCAAGTAAAACCGGTTCAGTAGCGTTTTTAGACCCAAGATATACTTCACCTGACTGTAAAACAATAGGGCCGGTTGTATCAAAATTTATAGATTCAACAGCATTTAAGTTAATAGATTTTATCGAACTTAAAAGTAAATGATCTTCTGTTGTGTTAAATACTAGGCGACCTGAATTTAAAATTATTTGTTTTCCTGCGTATTCATTAGGTCTAGCTGGGGGGTTACTGGCATAACTAAAATAATCGTTTATACTAGAGGCCTCTAAAGGTATTTTTTGAGTACTTGTAAAATATATAGAGGTATCATCGTTATTGATATCTTCTATAGTTGGGATCCATCCTTCATCTGTTTGATTCCCCTGACCATTGCGAATTATAGTAATAGGATCTCCATTTTCTCCTGTTGAAGACCAAGTATTTAGGGTATTTTTTACAGTAGAACCTAAACGAATTGAATTACCCCATCTACCTTCTATAATTTTATCTCCCTCAAAAGGTAAAAGAGGATGTATATCTCCACGTTCAACGAAGGTTTTACCTAAAAATATTTCAGTAGATTGATCAGTTACCCTTCTTACACTACCTAATTGGGTTTGAACGTAATCTTTTTGTTGAGACGGGGGTAATATATTAGAGTTTTGAGGAAAAGCATTGTGGTGAGGGTGGTTCCAAATTCCTACTGTGTTTATATAATAGTTAGTTTTAGTAGAAGCAAATTCCCCTATGTCAGTATTAGGTAAAGCTAATATATAAACTATTTCATTTATAAGGGGAAAAGATTTAAAGGTAGGATCTAGGGGTTTAGCTGTGGGTAATAATTGAGTATTGGGGGTAGGGGTAGCTACTGTTTCAAATTCAATAGTACCTAACGCGTTCCATCCCCCTAATTCATTAAATCTAGGATGGGTTTCATCTAAAATAATACTTTTAATTCTACCAAAAATTAAATTATTACCACGTACAGCAGAATTACGTTGGGTTTTAGGAGAAGAAAATAAACCTTTACTTTTTAAAGCCATTATTCCTCAGATTTAAACTTACTTATCTCGTCAAGTAATTGTTGTTTTTCCTCATCTGAAATACCTAACCCAGCATCGGTTGATTCGCTATTCATGGCACGTTGTGCTAAAGCAGCCATTTTAATTAGAAGGTCATCGTTTTTAACTCCTATCTCCATATATTCTTTGATTAATGGAACAATCAGGGTAGCATCACCTATCTCCTCGATCATAGGTTGAAGTTCTTTAACAAGGGCAGTTACCTGCTTATCTTTTTTCTTTTGGTTATCGTAGATCTCTTCTAGAAGATCCGAGAATTTTTTCTTACCGAATACTATTTTATCAAACTGGCTCATAGTTATAAATACTGGGTTATTTAAAGTTTACATAACCGTGTTCTAAATAAAATATATAGTTGTGTTTGAATATATCGTATAGCTGGTTAGCTATTTTAGTAATTTTAGGTGTTTTAGCATCTACCTGCTCTCTTATATATATGTAAAGTGCCTTTTTATTGAATATATCTATATCTTCTCTTTTACGGAATAGCTCTAATATAGCATCTGCTATTTGAGCGTCTTCGTCTTTAGCGAACAATTCAAAGATGTTTTCGGTACAATAATCTGTATAAAGATTTATAAATATAGATAATTTATCCTGGTGAGGATCACTTGCCGTCATCTCATCTATCTGGTATGAATGGCGTTCGTCCTCTTCTATTCCTTCTACTGGGGCTTTATCGATTCTACGTTTATAGTTTCGCGTATTAGATATAATTAAATATCTTTTAACAATGGTTCCAAAATAAGAGTACGCCTTAGACCCTTTAGTTTGATCATACAGGTGCATCTTAGATAAAAGAAAGGTAATTACCTCGTGTTGAAGATCTTCAATATTTTCTACCTCAGTATAGTAGAATTTAAAAGTATGAATGATATTTTCAGTTAACTTAAAAAAAGCATAGTGAATATATCTGTGGTATATTCTTTCTCTTTCTACAGGGTCAGTTGACTTGTTATATCTTACAATAGCATCTTCTGTTTCTTGAGTAAAATATTGTATACCTTTTTTCTTTTTAACTACTACTTCAATCATAATTTAACATCGTATGGTCTTAGCATATCGTTTAACATTTTAAGCCGTTCGAAGAAAAAACCTACTTCATCATCGCTTTTAAAAGTACCTTTAGCATCTACCTCATCAATTCTTTTGGTCATAAACTCTACTGTACTACCCAAACCATTAATATATTCCTGGTAGGATATGATGGCTTCTTGCCTCCGTTTTAGTTCATCCTCACTTTGTTCAACCTTACGTAAAAGGTTAAAGGTCGTGAATCCCAGGACCACGACCAGTATGGATAAAATAGATATAATATAGATCATAGGCTATCTAATAAATTTTTTAACCCCTCACTTCTAACAGAACCAAGTGCTTTTTGTTTGGCAGCCGCCGGAACAAACCTTCGAGTTTCTTTACTAGAGGTATCCTTAACAGATTTGTTACCTTGAAATTTAGGTAACCACTCACGCTCAAATTCAATACGAGCAGCCATCATATCAGCAAAGTGAAGAACAAATGGGAGACAAGTCCTCGGTTTTTGCTCAGGCATATAAGTCATAAGATATTTCTTGTTTGCTTCATCATACAAACCATCGTGTGTTTGAATCGCCAACATCTCATTAAACGTATACTGGATACCATGTGATTGAAGCATGAACAAACCACGGTCTGGGACCGAAGCAAATGCGAGCTTATTGTTGAACATATAGTCTTCACCTAACTTATCTTTACGCCATTGGTCAGTTTGGGGGATATAGGATTCGTGTTGATCGTCTCCCATTTTACCCAAATCGTGATTAATAGCAGCAAATACTAGTTCTTCAACAGTATACCCTGACATATCAGCATCCTCATCAGCCCACAATTGGTGTTGTTTTAAAGCACAACGTACAACACGAATAACGTGTTCTACATATCCTCCAGGAAAAGCGTTATGGTATTCTTTTTTATGAGCAGCTGGCATAAACATAATGCGCTCAGCATACTGATCATAGAATTCAAGTAGTTTTTCTTTACGGGGTGAGGAAATATGTTCCTTAATAATACCCAAAAATACATTCCAATTGTTTTGGATTTGTTCAGCAGTAAGATTCATAACTTTAATTTAAATTAGTTTTGACGTTGAACCATCATCTTAAGATCTTCAACTACTTCCTCTGCGCTAGCAATGAGTTGTTGGTATTGATCGGTAGTTGTGGTGGGGCGTGTAATCATAACTTTCATGGTCGTCAATTTACCATTAAGTTTTTCTAGTTTTTGCATCG